GCCAGCTTGGTGCAGAACGGATAGACGCGCTTGACGATTCCCTTGTTCTGAATCGTCCCCAGCGGACGGCGGCCGAAACGAGCGTATGAGTTGATCGACACACCGTTTTGACTGTCCCTGTCGTTCAGAATCAATATTTTGCCGTCGTCGGTGCCGAACAGATTCAGAGGAAAAGAGGCCTGCAAAAAGCGGTCATTCCATCTATAATTCTGTTCCGCCCAAGTGCCCGGCAGCGTGTCCCAGGTCAATGTCGTCTCGCGCCTGAAATATCCCGTGGCGGTCGCCGGCACTTCCCGAACGGTGAATGGCGTCGGGTTTTCCTCCCCTACGGATTCAAGGTAGTGCTCAACATAAGCCAACTCTGGCGATCCGCTTTGATCGGCGTCTGTCGTGAGCGGGACAAACCAAAGAACCTCCCCGTTTTCTTCATCGAAATGAGCGTTGAGCAATGCGTGTCTTTGCGGGGACTGGCGGCGGATCGTATCGCGCCAAACATGCGTGCCTACTTCCTGTACCGAGATTCCATCGAAGCGATACTGAGAATCGTTCCCGATGAACTCGTGATAGTCACCGAAATCAGCGATCCCCCTTGTGGATAGAAGGCCAATCCCGGAAATGACTTGTCGAAACACGTAAAGAAGCGGCGGCTCAACGTATTGCGCCAGCGTTACGGAGTTTTCCCCATAGATTGCCAGATTGTCTCCGATGACAAGCGCGTTCATCAGTTCGTCGACCCCGTCATGGACGACAAATTCTGCCGCGTCCCCAGTCGCTACATTCTCAGGCTCGGCGACATTTGATGATCTGATTGAGAATTTGCGCGCGTCGGACGATACGACAACGCTGCCCCAAACCATATGATTTTTATAGCGCCGCATCCATTTTGCGCTGTCGACGTTGCCGAGCGCCGGCCGATAAATCTGCGTCGCCACGCCATCCCAGGCGATGATTTCGCCGGAAACTCCGTTGGTCGCATACCAGCGATCCCCATCCGCTCCAACATCAAGGTTTTCGGCTTGAGGAAATGTCTCTGTCACCCATGTATTGTTGATATCGCCCGTGAAGACTTTTCTGATCGTGTAGGCGCTACCGGTGCCTGTCGTCCCCGTGTAAGCATCGACAAGCTGGATGACCGTATTGCTGTCGACAGTGTCGATCTCAAGCCATGTTGCGGCAGGATCGGTCTCACCGGTCCCTGACAGACATAGGAAGTCGCCAGCCGCCGCGTTGGCCGCCCATGACGTTCCGGTGCCGTCAACCTGCGTTGATGAAAGCGTCACTCCCACCGTGCCGGTTTCATATCGGTCATTCAGGAACACAACAGACGGGCCGGATTCTACGTAGCGGTAAACGTCGCGCGTCGTCGCAAAAAGAAGGAATTGGCCGCCAGCCCTCAAGACAAAATTGTCGATCATCATCACTGGTAGCGAGCCCAATGTGATCGCGTCCGTGTCACTGGGGAAAGAGCCGTATCCCATGTTATCGCGCGTGATTTCGCCGTTTTTGACCCTGACGTTCAGACAGTCTTTCAGGCCGCGCAACGGAATACTCAGGGGCGGTCTGTCAAGATAAATGCCGAGATTTGGAGTGAGTACGCTGCTGTTTTTTGCTCGCGCCATCAGCCGTCTCGCCCGCGATGATCCCAATAGCCAAGCGTGAACAGATTGACGCGATCGATCGCCTGATTTGCCTTCACGCGAATTTGCCCGCTTGTATTCGTTACAAGCTGGAGATGGCCGCCAGCGCCGGCGGCGGTCGCCGACGGCTCAGTATTATCGCCGGCAAGCGTCCAGTATGAATTTGCACCCGTGGACGAGCCTACAGCCGTATCCGCCTGATCACCGCCGCTTATGTAGAGCAACGGAAAGCCCGTGTCCCAAAAATTGAAAAGAAAGTCAGCTCTGATTTTTAGCCCGGCAGGGACACTCATTGCATAAAGTACGGACGTTGTTGATTGCGACGTGCTCGTTTGGTCCGGCGTCGGCGTGACGTACTCGAAATAGTCGCCGGTTTGTTTAAACGCGACGATATTCGCCGAGCCGTTCGTCCAGATTGAGCCTATGCGTCTAAACGCAGTGACCGCGTTGTTCGCAACGCCGTTGGCGCAGACCAAGCTTGTATCGAACATGAAATCATATGCGCTGCCGACCTTGACGGCGAAGCAGTGATAGCATGTAGCGTTCCCCAAAGACGCGCCGGACGCAAGCCCGCCGTTGCCTGTTCCGGCCGCCCAAGTCGCGTCTATTTTCTTGACAAGGGCCGCTTGGATCAGGTTGACGGCGTCCGTGCTGTCACGCCATTTTCCGGCTGAGAAGTTTATGTCGTGGTCTGCGTCGGTCCCGTTGACCATGACACAGCCGGTCCCGTAATTCGTCGGCAATGGATTTTCAACCCAATCGCCAGTCACGTCGCCGTTTGATTCAAAGATGAAGCCAGCGTCGCCAAAAGCGGCGCCAAGCGGACTAGCCGCTTCGTTCAGAAGGTCTCCATTTGTGACCTGAACCTCGGTCCCGTCTGATTCTTTCCTGACGAAAAGCTCGGAAACCCCTGAGACTTCCTTCGGATAAATCGACAGTTCGTTCGCCCCGGTCGACGGGGCGGAAGCCTGTTCCAACAGCGTGACTTGCTCGTGCTTCCCCTGGTCGGCGTCATTGGCCTCATGATGGTCAATGCCGAACGCGGTCACTACTACCCCGCGTGCGGCGCGTTCGTTGGCCGGAAACTGAGAGATGATATCGCTATCGCCGGGAGATGATGCATCGAAGTCGCCCATTTCATTCCTCCCGTCTAGTCTGATCCAGTCATAGCCCTTTCAGCAAGGCTACCGGGCACCAAAGCTACGACGCTGGCTTTGCGTTGCGTGAACGTCCCTGTAGACGCCTAGCGTGTCTGCCGTCAACCTAGACCTTTTATCCCTATTCTCAGCACTCTTGATCTCATCCTGCGCCTTGGCGACAAAGACGGCAGCCCGGTTTTCCTCAAGGTTGAAGATCAGGCCGTCTGCGACAGCCGCGTATGTCACATACTCTTCCTGATTGGCCGTGAACCAGTTCGATCCGGCGTCCGTCGTCAACGCGGCCAGAAACGCATAGTAAGGAATCGTCAGGCGATAGTTTCCGTTTGTCCAAAGCGATGCCGCGTCCGGATACGGATACACGTCAATGCCATATTCGTCGCCGGGACGCTCCAAAAGGAACTGGGGCGCTCCGCGATCAAGCGTGGCGTCGTCGTTGAAAAGCCGAACCATTTCGGATTCGGACGCGGCCCACTCTATCTCGCTCCGCTTGGCCCCGGCCCCGGCTCCTTCGCCATCGACCATGAACGGGCGCGCCCTTGCTTCTTTCCATGTGCTGGGCTTGTCCCCCAAGTCCCGAGTTCCGGCCACCGTGGTCAGAGATAGAGACGCTTCCATGCAGCGGAAGTTATGTCGTTTGCACGCACGGCGGATTGCCGAGTTGATCCAGTTGTCGATTTCGGCCAGAGTCTCGGCGGACGTATCGACCAGATATCCGGCTACTCTCGCCCTGATCGCCGACAGCGTCGCCATAGCCTATGACTTAGCCAGACCGGCGTCCTTGGCAGCGGCGGCGGCTTCTGCGGCCTCAGCCTCGGCGGCGTCGTTCTCGGTGCTGGCCGCATCGCCCTCAAGCTCCATGGCCTGAAGCATTTCAATCGCCTCGTCCTTCGTCATGGGCTTGTTCGTCAAGCGCTCTTCGGAAGCGTCGAAGATCGCATATCGACCGCCGCCGACGTGCTTGATCGCATGGCCTTCGGCGTTGACGACGCGGTCAATGTCGTCTGTCGCTTCGACGAACTGAGCGTTAACGCGGTCGGTCGCCGCCTTGAGTTGGGCAAGGCGCTTGCGCTCACGAAGCAGGGCCTCGGTATCAAACCCGGCCTGCGATGCCAGTGCGGCCGATACCGGATTTTCGTTCACGTCGATGAATATGCCCGGCTTGTCCTTATACATAGCCACGCACATTCCGCCCGGACCTGTCCGTTTGGTGACGCCGCGATTAAGATCAAGCCTCATGACATAGTTACTCCAACCTCTTTGAGGACCAGCCATTTTGTGCTGGACGAAATCAGGACAAGAGTCTCGGCGGCCGCGTTGAACGTCGCGGTTGTCCCCGAACTCTGTCCGACGACATTGGTCAGTGCCAGCGTGACGGCGTTCGTCGACGTGGTGCTGAGCATTTCGATGACCTTGACGATCCCCGCTCGTGTCGGCGCGGCCAGCGTGACGGCGTACGTCGAGGAAGCTGGGCCGACGATGGTAGCATGGCGCGCGTCGAGGTCAATGGCCGCCGCCGCCGTGATCGCCTGCGTCACGGCCGACAAATCGGAGTCGTTGATCTCGGCGGCCGTGGCCGTGATATCGGCAAGCTTCTGCATGTCCGCAAGAACCAGATCGGCGGACCCGCTCAGGTTTTGCAATGCCTCCAATTGGCGCGCGGCGGGCGTAAGCAGACCTGCGGTCGTGCGGATACGCTCGGTCAGTTCGCCGAGATTGCGATGCGAGGCGAGCGCGCCAAAAAGAGCCATGTTGATCGAGTCCCTTCGGTTAAGCCTGCAACACGACGTTGGCGTTGCGATTGCCGGCCGCCGCCGTGCGAGCGTCGTTGGAGTGGATCGGGCGCGGCTGGAAGTAGACGACATAAATGCCCGACCCCGCCGAACTGGACGCGGTCGTGACCTGTGCCACAATCTGCTCGCCGGCATCGATCTCAATCGGCGTCGCAAGCTCGTTCAGAAAGAGCTTGCCAGCCGCCGTCGTCGTGGGGATGGACAGGGACGCAACATCGGCATCGCCGCGACCTGTATCCGAACCGGCCGTTGGCCGCTTGTCGAAAGCGACGACAGTGTTGCCGGACGAACTGAATGTCGCCGTGACGAGAAAGCCAACCGCAATCACGTCCACTGGCTGATCGGCCGTCATCGTGAAATCGTCACCCGTCGCCGTGAGGGCAATCGGCGTCGCGCCACTGTTGATTGAGCGCCTGTAAAAGCCTTCCATCTGACTTGAGTCCTTCTGTTTGCCCTTGGGCGCTTATTTAGGCGCTGGTGACGTGAATGACGCGGGCCTGAGCGGCGGTTTCCCATACCAGCCCGGACCCGACCGTGCCAACCCACCCGAACTCACGGAAGCGGCCCAAGTCGGTCGGAATGCCGGCGCGCAATTCAGGCTCATCGACAGACGCCAGGACATACGGATCGGCCCCGAAAAACACAGCTTCGCCCAGCACGCCGCCCGAACCGATATCGTTGTCCAGCGCGTTGTAGTGATTCGTCTCGTACAGGTCGATATTTTCGATGGTCGCGGCCAGACGGCCGTTGATCAGAGGAGTGCTGCTTTGTGGCGCGATCCAGTCTTTGTATTCCGGATCGTTCTTGATGCCGCGCGCGGCGCGCGTGCTCAACAGGCCGATATAGCGGCCGTTGCGGAACGGCGGAGCCTTCAAGGTTCCGCTCAGTTCGTCCTTGATTTGGCGCAGATCGTCGATGTTCAGATTCACATCGGCCGTGGTCGACGCCGTGCCGTCCGTATCGAAGACGCCGCCTGTCGAGAACGGAATGTATTTGTACGGCGTCAGCTTGGCCGCGTCGGCGCACATTTTGTCCATCGTCAAGCGCATCTGATCGCGCAGCATTTGCTGGAATTGGTTGGTCATATCGAAGAACGTGAGGTTCTTCTCGAACTCCGTCGTTTCGATCTTGAAGCCCCACTCGCCGGTCGTGATCGACGTGGTGTTCAGGACGGGCCGGCCTGTCGGAAGCCGGTCGGTTTCACTGACCTGCCCGGCCAGCGGAAGCTGGAGCATCCGCGTGATCGTGATCGACGCGCCCTTGCCCTTGCCATAGCCGGATTCGGGCCGGGCAAACCGCATGAACTGGCTGTCTGCCGCCGCCTCTTTGCGGATATTGGCCGACATGGCGTGATCTTTGTAGACCCCTGACGGCGCATCCCAAACCCAAGCCATCGTGTAACTCCTACCTGTTTAGGCCGTCCTGGCCGTCGCCTACGTGGCGAATTTAGTAATACCCGCTCTCGCTTTGCATCGTGCGAAGCTGACTCATGAAAGACTGCGGCTTGGCCGCGTCGCTCTTTGCGCCGCCACCTGCCGGAATGGAACCGGCCGAAACGCCAGCCGTTCGATTTGCTTGGCCGACCGGCTTGGCGGCGGCTGCTGGTGCTGCGTTTGAACGCGCTTCCAGATTGATGCCCAGTTCCGTCGCCCGTGCCCGCGCCGTGGTCGCAATGCGGTCCGGCATGCCGGGGTCCGTCACCAGGGATTTCTTGGGGTCTCCGCCCGCCGCGACGATCCGCTTGGCTTCCTTCTGCCAAGCATGGTCGACGATTTCGTCGAGCCCGACAAGATCGTGATTCCGCTTGAAAAATTCAGTCGTGATCGTTTCGACCGCGCTCGCTTCCTGCGTCGAAGCGTCTGCGGAGCGCTGCCGGGCATCGGCGCGCTCGTCGACCAGACGCGTGATCTCGGCGTTGAACTCTGCCGGACGGGCGATTGGATCGGGGAGCTTGCGAGGCGTCTGCGTCTGCTGGGCGGCGGCGGCCGGCGCGGGCTGGCCGACACCGGCAACCAGCCGGTCGATTGTCGACATATAGCGCTCTTCTCGCGCCCGGAACTCGGCGGATTGTTTTTCTTGAGCGGCCTGGATTTGCTCGGCCACGGTCGGCGCGGCGACGGCCGGAGTCTCGGCAACGTCAGGCGTCCCGATATCAGGAAAGACGATGGAAGGAAGGTCGGTGCCGGTCTGATCTTCCGTGTTTTCTCGCTCGCCTGACATTGCTTTCCTCTGCGTTTCAACGAAGCTGATATTTACGTGCTATCACGCCGTCAGGTCAGGCTCAAGAGCTTTCGACGCATGTTGGCCTTTTCTTTCCTTAGTACTCAGCGCCCGGCGTAGGTCATTGATCGCCGATTTCTCGATCCAGGACTGAATTGCCAGTTGAGGATCGAGCGTTTCACCGGCCCTTAGTGTCCTGAATATTTTAGCGTCAATGCGGCTTTCAGCGCCGGCCAAGATTTCTTCAATCAAAGCTCGTGCGGTCATCGCCGTTTGACCGATTGATAGGGCGGACAGCAATGCATCGGTTTCTTCATTCATGGGATATCACCGAATAAGCGTTCTTTTCATCCATTGCATACGACGGGATGAACCCATCGATCAATCCGAGCGGATCAATCAACACGCCCGCCCCGCCTCCCGCGCTGTCACTTCGCTCACCGTCAACGGCGTTTTACCGGCGAAAAAACAGGAGAAACAACGCAGCTTCTGGTTGGGTTTATGCTTTCTTCTTGCGTCTTGACCGTCAATGTCGGCCTATCTGACAATTGCGCGTGAGGAAGGCCCCACGCTCCGAAGAACCAATTACTACTCGTCGGTTCTGTAGCCAAACGGAATTTCGACGTTACCAGAACAGTCCGCAATGTTCCATCGGAAGCCTTCGCCGCCGCGACAGCCGTTGAGAGGGCAGATTCTACATCGAACTCATATCGCGTGTTCGCGGTATAATCGTCTGTGTCCCAACTCGCCAGCAACGTCATGCCGGCAACGTCTGAATCGCTTACCCAATCGGCATCGGTCAGAGTGTCGCCCCAATCGTGAGCATAAAGCTCAAACAACCAGCCGCCCGCTCCCCATACCCTGTTAGCCAGTAATGCCGAAAATGATGACGTGTCTATCGTGTCCCCGCTTCCAATCGACGATATGTCGATGTTGCAGTAGACAACGGCCGCCACGTAATCGGCCGTTCCCAGGTTGGCCAAATCCACCTCATGGCCGACGCCGGAATATCCGTTCGCGTTCGTCTCTGGCCAGACGGTTAGAGTGCCCGCCCCCGACAAGGCGTCAGAAAATGACGACGCCTCGGACGAAATATAGCCGCCATTCCCAGTCTTAAGAGTATAAACGCCCACGCGTCAGCCGCCCTTGCCGATCCGCGCCGTGATTGTGTCGGTGCCGTAGTCTCCCGTTTTTACGCCGAGACGGATGAAACACCGTTCGTCCGCAAAGTATGTTTTTTCGGGAAACTCGGTCCCGATATCTGCCGGCGCGAATTCCCAAACGTCGCGCCAATCGCTGCCGTTAAGCTTGCGTTGCAACGTCCCCGTGGAGTCCGTCAGGCCGGACAGAGAGACGGACGCTTGCTCGCCGGACTGCAAAGGCAGGGCCGCCGTAAACGTGTTTTCGGCCTCAATCGTCGCCAACGCATTCAATTGCCCCATAACCCGCCGCGTCATGCCTGTTCCCCTTCAGCGCCTTGCGCGCCTTGCGCGTTTAAACCATCAACGGCCGAGTTGATCTGCCGTTCTCTGTCGGTAGGCTCGAAATCCTTACTCTCAAGGCCGAGCAAAGTCATCAGTTTTGACAGAAGCCTATCCGGCGTGAAGTTCGTGAAAAACGTCTTGAGCAAGATTTCGTTCTGACTGACGATTTGAAGCAGACTCATCAAAGCCCGCAGCTTCATTTGCCGGTCGATCAGCCCCGAGATAGACCTGACACGGAATCCAAACCCATGTTCCTGGAACTCGGCGCGGCGGGCATCGAACATGGCGGCGGTTTCTTCGCCGAGTTTCTTGACCACCCTCGGGCTTGTGAAGTCCATATGTTGCAGGGCGCACGAAAAAGCTATGTTCAGAGTCGGCTCTAGTATCCGCGTTTCGGTCGTTCTGGCCACGGACCTGACCACCGACGATGAAGACGACTGCGTTGCGTCGACCTGCGTCGCGGTTATATCCCCCGTTGACGGTATCTGGCCCAGGGCAATTTCGTTCAGTTTTGCGCCTTCTCTGAGTTGATCTTTCAGCACCTTCCAGACCTGGACCGGCTCAGGCCCAAGGTTGCCAAGTTCAATCGACTTGATAAAATCGGCAACGCGCTCGTCTTCGGCGAGGATGAATGTCTTATTCGGGGAGACGCCGGACGCCAGTTGGGTGGGGTCCTCAAGCATGTTCGGCTGCACGGCATAGACGTTCATGGCCTGAGTGAATGACGAGTCCAGAATAAGGTTAGTCATTTCGGTGAACGCGCGCGCAACGTCGGACCAGTCCTCCATATAGGATTTGCCATAGACTGCGAAAGGCACGATGATCATTGGACTGGCGACGATCCAATCCGTCTCATGCCAAAACGGATTGGTTTCCGGCCCTCTGATCAAGTAATTCGAGTTTGCGACTACGCAAAGCGCGTTCTCGTACACGTTGTTGCCAAACGTGTCAGTGAGCGTCACTAGCCATTCTTCAAGTACAACCGGCTTGCGCTGAGACGACTGCTTGTTGGAATGACCGCTTGATTCGTCTTTATTTTGCTGCAACTCAGGGTCTTCATTGGCCGACAGCCTCAGAATTTCCTCTGTGTTGTAGAGCGGCGTGCCGGCGCTATCGGCCTTACTCGCCAGCGCACGCAGCGCGTGCCAGTCGATTTCTTCGCGTCGCAGGCGGTATAGATCGCGGCCAGTATGGTCCAGCCATAACGACCTCGGATCGACGGCTTCGATAGCGACATATCCATGACCGCGCTTGTCGGTCTTCCATGTGACCGACGCCGCGCAACTCATGATCGCGCCGCACTTCATCAGGTCTTCGAATGTCGCGTCAAACGACAATGGATGGCCCTGCGGACTCCGGCCCGATTCCGCGAGAATGTAGTTCATCAACGAGGTGACGTGCTGGCTCATATCCTCGTTTTCACCGGAAGGGTCTTCAACGGTGAAAAATGGGCCGTCTTGCATCAAGGCTTCGCGCATTGCCCCGGCCCATCGGTCCACAAAGGCCGGCGCTTCTGGAATGCTCAGCTTCGATTGCCATTCCGCTTTTTTGGAATGATCGTACTGGTTCCAATAGAGTTGCCAATTGCTTCGCCATGTTCCGTCGCGGGCGCTATCGCCGACCTTTCGCGCGTCTTCTGCCTCGCTTTTGTATCCGGACAGAAGATGAATGATCTCTTCATCGCTCAGGGTCCCGGCGCTGCCATCGTCACCGATGGTCGGGGATGCGTTTGGCTCGTCCATCATCCTATCTTTCTGGCGTCGCCGGTAACGACCGCGCCTTTGTTCTCAAACCCAAGGCCGGACGGCTTGACGTGATCGGTGCCAAAGTAGGTCGCCTGCGCCGGGGCCAATATGCCAGTCCTTTTCCCAAGGCTACCGAGCAATGTCCTCATTGGAAAGAGGACGCTCGCCCCATACCTGCTAGCATCGCCGGGGTGCGAGTGTATATTCTTAACGATATCCCCGACAACGCCGTTTCGTCCAATTTGCCTATGCCAGCCGCCGCGCAAGGCGTGATGGACCTGCTTTGCATTCTCGCGGTCGACGATAACCTTGCCGATTGTCAGCACCCTTTGAAGCGGATCGATACCGTCAGACGGCTCGATCGCCCCTGGTTTAAACGCACCGCCGAGCAAGCTCTTTATGACGCGCGCCGCCGAGCTATGCGGACCTGTCGACCTGGATTGCTCCCGGCTTTGCATGGCGGGGTCGCCAATGTGCCGCCATGCCTTCTTTCCGCGCTTCGCCATCTCGACCCAAGGCTCGAACCGCGTTGTCAGACGTGGGCGTATAACGTCCTCTATCAACTCATAGACGCCGATGCCGTCGCCGACGTGAGATTCCAGGATGAACCACCAGCCCAGCGGCGTAATCTGCGTGATAATGCACGTAGGGTTAAGCCCGCCATCCCATAGGAATATGAGCGGCACGTCTTTGACCGGTTCCAGTGTGCTCCCCTTCTCGGTCAAGTGACGGCTGTCATCCCACTCTGGCGTCACCTGCTTGCCTACCTGCTGGAAACCGTGCTTGCCGTCGACAAAGCGGCGGACAAGGTCAGGGCGGTGCGCCCAGAGCTTCCGGATGCCCTCGTAATAACCTGCTGGCAGGTTCGTTCGGTTCTCAGGTTCGGCAGATCGCCACGCCTTAAATCCGGATACCTGCTTTGGTGGCAAATCATCTGGCGGACGAAGGTCTGGCGTCCCAGGTTCCCAAAAGCGGCGATATGTCCAGTGAGATTCATCGGGATTGTTCTGTGCGAGTTTACACGCATACCACTTCATGCCAGGCTGTCTTAGCTGGGCAAAAGCCGTGTCGAAAATGAACTCGTCAACGCCGTGGCTTCCGTCCTGCCCGGATGCAGGGGCAGGCTCGTCGATGGCAAACCCGGCCAGCGGCATGGACGCGACCTTCGATGCGTCTTTCTCATCGTCCAGGCCAATAAATGTAACGCGGCCGTGAAGCCCGTTCCCGCGCCAAATATATTCTTTGTCGCCAGCCCGCCAATCTCCAACCGTGCCGTCAGGAAACCACCGAAAGAACTCTCGGAGCGTCGTGCGTCGGCAGTTTTCCCATGTGTCGCGAATGATCAGCCATTCAGCACCGGGATTTTCCTTAGTGTGATTGAAGCAGGCCCAGGCTATCGCGGCGGATTTTCCTTCGCCCTTCCGGCAATCAAATAGGTCCGCTTCCGCCCGGCTTTCAATGAACCGCTTTTGCGTCGGATTTGCCTTGAACGATATCGTTAGTTGTTTGTTTCTTTCGGCCATTCTTTGCGTTTACACGATCACTTGATTTCGCGCACGGTTAATCGGTGCGATCTTGATTTTTCCAGCGCCATCCCGAGCGCGGCATTGAAACCTTTTCCGCCAGGGAAAGCCAGGACCGTGTTCGGCTGCAAGCTGTCCAGTATGCGCTTATCGCGGTAGTGGACAGCCCGTGGGCCGTAGGCCCGCAATTCTTCTTTCGTTATCGCCATGGTCTGGACGTGGATGCCCATTATCTGCGCCCACGACCACGCGAAGGCCGCCGCGCCGTCTTCGCCGCTTTCGATGAGCGATATATTGCCGTCGTGCTCATCGTATATCTGGTTCAGCGCCACGATCATTTTCGTGCGCTCGGCGCGTGATTTTGTGGCGTATTCGCCGCCACCGCAGACAAGTACCCTGTGCCTCATATGTCCATCGGGCTCCCGTCTTCGTTGAACTGCCAATCCGGGCCGGGCTGGTCCATCGGCGCTTTATTGATCCAGCCCTCAATGCAGATCAGGTTTTCCCTGTCTGGATGCACTCCCATTCTGAAATGCCGGTACCCGGCTTTCTGCATTTGCTTTTTCATTGAAATGAACCAATCGGCGCGCTGTCTCGGCGTCATGTGATAGCTGCGCTGGCGGTATTGGTCAGGAGTCATGTCGTCGACCTCCCAACTTTCCCATTCCCGCTCATGATCATGGCTTTGACGTGCGGCAATTTCTGGTGTTCCGGGCAGTAGTCGATATTACCGGCCGTCGCACTGTGGTCGCCGCACAGGGCCACGCCGCACGAGCCACGTCCGACCGGCGCACCGCACGTCGTCACGGCGTCGTTACCGCAATCAGTGACGGAACAGGGGTCAGGGTCGGCAGGCGGCCCTTCGTCCAATTCCCTGTCCGGCTCTATTCCCGTTCCGAATACGATCTCGTCAAACGTCGCTTTCGACAGTCGGCCGAGCAGGGCCACGACGGCCAGTGCGGCGGCCGGCGCTTCTCTGGTGCCGGTCCAACCCCATGTCGTCGACTGATCGACTGTCTTGCCGGTCAGGCGTGCCAACACGTTCCTAAAATCCGCCTCGGTGATATGCAGCCGGTCCAGACCATCCTTGAATTTCGTCACAGCAACCCTACCAATTTTGCCCCAATGACAATCGACGCCACCACGGCGAGCGTGATCCATGGAGGTCTGAATTTGTCCGGCCGCGTCACCATTTGCGCCCGAGATCGACCAAGGTTTTTCTCGCCAGTTGGCGGGCATTTTCCCCCGATATCGGCCGGCCACCGGTGAGACCGCCGCGCGCTATGACCGCCAATGTGTCGACAACGCGTTTAAACTCGGCCTGACCGATCTCAGGTTCAGTCTGGACGGAACCCGTCATTGTGCCACTCCCGTCAGGTCTATGCCGGCCGCGATCATCAGCACCACGACCGCAAGAACCATGCTGATACCCAGTACCTCGTCTTTACTGGTCCGGCGATACGAAACGATCATCGCGATCAGCGCATAAATTGACCATCCCAAGGAAACCAGACCAATGGCCAGCAATGCTCCCCCAAAAAACGGCATTACGCGGTCCTCCTTTCAAACAGTTTCGAAATTTCAGCTTCGCTCATCAGCGGCTTTGGGGTTAGATATGCCGACGCACTGTGCGGCATGGTCTTCGCTTTTTTCCCGAGACCTCCCTTTTTCGCCATGTGCCTGATTTGGTTGTATGTCAGCCCCGTGCTTTCGGCGATATCAGAGACGCTGATTTCAGCGTCGCCCCAGCCGATTCGGATTTCCTCTAAAATCTCATCGGCGCGTTCTGTCATCTCAAATTTCCCCGGCTATCAACAGGACAATGCCCAGCAAAACCCAAAGCGGAATGCTCACGATAAAGGCCACCGTGATAATCAGCCCGGTCGCATAAATTCCCAAAAAAGCCCCGGCCAGGATGGCGGTAACGTTTCTGAAAAATCGGCTAATCGCGCTCATGGCTTTTCCTTCCGCGCGGCCAGCATGGCGTCGGCGATCTCATACGCGTCATGAGCTATGGATTCGAATAATTTCAACCCCTTTTTGGGCACAAAATGCCCGGCTGACGTGACGGTTATAACCGCCCCAATAGCCGCTATGGCGAACTGGTCACGCAGCAAGACAGGCTCTCCCACGTCGACGTTAATCATCCCCCGCTCGGCTTCGGCCTCCCACGCGGCGACCTGTTCAGCCATCATGTCATTAAAAGCCCGATCCCCGTCTGGCACGGCGGCGCACGCTTCATCGACGGTCTTCCCAACCTCGATGCCGGCCGAACTCATCACGTTTTCGATCGCCTTCGCGCCGGCGTGCATCCTGTGATGCTCAATCGACGACGCCCCCCTATTTATCCTCGTCCAGACCGCGAATCCCACGTATTTCCTATGGGCTGCGCGTATTTCTTCTTCGATAATCATTTCCCGCTCCTTCACCAACATTACCGTCCCGTAATATTTCCCGCTCTAAAACCCCGATCTCGGAAACCAACCTTGCATAATACCTTGCATAATACAAGAACCTTGTAAAATGCAATCTTGCAAAATGCAAGGTCTTGTAAAATACCTTGAATTATAAAAGCTTTTCACCCCCCAAAACCCGCCCGACCTCGGGCCACCTTCATAACCCCACCTAATCACCCTCGCAGAAACCCGCCGTTTTTTGGTCATCAAACCCGAAAAACGCCGAAACATATATAGCTCTGTTGTATAATACCTTTAATAATTAAACCACTCATCCGTAGTTTTAAAGAGTATCTAGTATATCCGTGCCGGTATCGTGCAATATCAACGGCTTAGCAATAATTGCCAAAACATTACACAGCATGAACCGTGCCAACTCGGGCATTCGAGACGG